GGTTAGCTCTTGAACGTCCTAGTTTTTCTTTAAGTGCTTGATTTTTAGGTTTTACTTCAATAAGTTCAACACGTTGTCTACCACCTCTATCTGAATAAACAATAAAAAAATCTGGAACATAGATAGTGTGTCTACCAGTTAAAGGATTACGGTAAGGTATTTTTATTGCTTCACTAGCCCACTGACTAACACTAGGATGTTCGTCACAAAATTTCATAAAAGTAAATTCCCATCCGCTACGGTATGTAGGGGTTCTATTACCTACATATTTTTCAGGGTTTTTTAGATTGAATTTACCTTGTGCAAAACGTCCCATTATACTATGATATTACGTTGATCAAATAATTCTTTCCCTGCAGCAATCCTATAACCAATAGTACTACAGTTTGAGCGATCTAAATTAAGAATTTGTGCAACCACATTACTTAATTGTACATCTGTAATTCCTTTTAATGTATCAAGCAATTCGTATGCAGGAAGTTTATCCTTTGCTGCTTGTTGTAGTATAACAGATGCAGTGTTAACAGCTGAAACTTCACCAAATCCTCTTTTTAAAAAGTAACCTATAACAGCATCTACTTCACTAGGTTTATAAAATATGTCTTCTTGATAAAATCTATTAAAAAACTTTGCAGTATCATTTGATGTATCTATATAATCATTAAGTATTGTTGACATTATACTACTCTACCTCTAATTGAACTTATTACTTGGCTTGCAATTTGCTGTATTTTTTTGTCACCGTTAGATGCTCGTTCTACAATTTCGTTTTCTATTGCAGATTGTGCAGTTCTAGGCAAATTATTAAACTGACCAAAATTTGAACTATTCCAATCTGAATTATATGCTCCTGTTGCTAGTGATCTTCTTACTGTAGAATTTAATGCAGACCTATTAGAAGTTAAAGTTCCTCTAATTGTATCGCCATCTAAATTTCTAACCGATCTGTCTAATAAGTTTGTTAACGTACTATTTGATCGTGTATTTGTTTTAGGAAATACTAATTGCTGCAATCCTCCTATAGTAGGATTGCGACTAAAATTAACTATATTATTTAAAGTTCCTAAAGGATCTCCAGCACGAGAACTTGTATTACTAAAAATACTTGGTAGCGTTTCATTAAGAAACGGATTGGTTAGCCCCTTAATAATAGACGGCAATCCGCCGCCGGCGCCCTGGCCTCCGCCGCCACCTCCACCACCTCCACTAGTTTGTAATGGACTAAACACATTATCATAACGTGTTTCTTCGCTTGTAAATCCTGGCGGATTACCACCTGGATTGATATCTCCTGAATCATACATTACAGCTTCATATGCTATATTCATAGTATTCATAGTAATATCTGCACCATCTTGATATGACAAATCATCGTGTTTAAATGATGTTACTAACGGATTTACAAGAGTATATGACACCCATTTGTGTCTAGCAAGTTGGTATAATCTTATAGTTTTAAAAAATGGTACTTCTTTACCATCAAGATTATCCATTCCGTAACGAGGAACATTTAGTTTAAACTTATCTCTAGCATCAAAATCAAGCGGTGATCCGTTTTCATGTTTGCCGCCATCTCTAAAATAAAATCTATAATATTCTTCCATTAACGCTCTAGTTATACCGGTATTATCATCAATAAATCCAAATGTTACTTCATCATAGTTAATACCAGTTTGAACATTCTTTTTTCTATTATATTGATGTTTAGTATCAACATCAAGTCTATAAGAAGGCAACGATACTTCATTTGCAAGAACACCTAACTCTTTTCGAAACTGGTCACTATTAGGAATAAAGCCAAGCGGAGCACTGTATTCAAATACCACATGGTATAAGAACTTCATCTTTGGAGCTAAAGCAAAGTTATGTTGTGTGTATAACTGATGTGCATGCCTTGCATCTCGCAAATGCAAGTCACTATTACTGTTAATTAAATACGGATCTACTATACTCATAGTAATATTTATCTCGTAATATAACTGCGTATATAATAAAAAAGCGGGGACCGTGTAAGATCCCCGCTTGAATAGAATGACAGTTTAATCTTTAGATTAAACGAAGTTAGTACCACCAGTAACTTGTGTACCACCTGAAGCGCCTTGTGTTGCTCTAGTAGTAATTTCACCAATACCGTTTTCGCCATCGCCGTCTGCTCCGTATTGGATAGCGTTGTCGTAACGAATAGTTAGTGCTACAGTTACAGGATCGTTTGTTGCATATGCTAGTGTATTGTAGTTTGCTGATTCAACGTAGCATCCTACTAAATGGAATCTGTCTAGTACTTGCGCACCGCCAGCATTACCGTTTCCACCGTCTAGTATTTCAATTCTAGTTTGGAATTTATATGTACCACCAGCAACAGCACTTGCTTGCTCAAAGAAGTCAAACTGTCTTTGAAGTTGCTGACCAACAATTTTTTGTACGTTGTTGTTTGCATCTTCTCTTAGTGTTAATGTAATTGGTTCCCATGTATGCTTACCAGCTAGATATGATCTACTGTTGTATGCATCAATAGTAATTTGTTCAAAACTCAAGTTTGGACGAGTTACGTCTACAACTTGTCTTGAAATTTCTCTTACACCGTCTGGTCCACCAGTTGTACCAAAGCCGTCGAGCAATACTCTAAAGCGGTATTGCAGTTTTGGCATTAATAGCGAACTGTTAGAACCTGATCCCTCTGTTGGGATTGATATGTTCTGTAGTGTTGTAATTGGCATTCTATTCTCCTAATACGTTATATGTATTTATCCAATTGGCCCCCCATTGCTGAGGGGCCTCTATTTTTAGCCTAGTGCAGCAATCTCACCAGTGTTCTTAATACGCAATGGAATGTAAATAAATTCAATTGCTTTAACTGGCTCAATAGCAATATCTAGATATAGCTCGTTACGGTCTATTCTAGCTGGTGTGTTGTTTGATTCATCACATACAACTAGGTAGTCATATAAAGCTCTTAAGCTAACTAGTTCTAAACAGAACGCATCAGCTGCCGCTTTGATTTGATCACGTGTGATCTTATCGTTTGGCTCAAATAGATATGGTCTTGCCAATTTCTCTAGCTGGCCACGCATGTAAACAACTAGACGTGCTACGTTAATACGATCTAGTGCAGAAGCATTTCTTGCGCGAGTCTTCTGACCAAATACAACTAAACCTGCACCACTAATAAATGTGATTGGGTTAATGTTGTTAGTGTATAGTGTATCACGTTGTCCAGTGTTTAGTGCTACTGAAACAAATTCGCCTTCTGAGTTAATATAACCAGATGCTGTTGCGTTTGTAACACCGCCGCGTCTTGTACCTGCTGGTGCAAACCAGGGGAATGCCACTTGGTCATTTAGTACTAGTGTACGTAGTGCCATATGACTTGGAGGAACAACAATGTTGTTACCTGCATTGTCACTTGTGAATCCCCATGGATAATACATGCCCATGTACTCGTCGAAACTAACTGCGCCATCGTCATTATCTTCAACTGCTAGTCTTACGTTAGACGCCCATTCATTTAATGAAGTTGCATCTGGTGTTAGTCTAGCTGGTGAATCACCTACAACAAATGCTGTTAAGCGTCTATCATAGTTTAGTGTGATCATTTCACCAATTAGTTCTGGATAACCTGGTGTAGCAATCAAGTTAAATTGACGCGATTCTTCATCACGTACATCTAAGTTACCGTTAACTTCGGCTTGTAGTGCTTGTATTACTGACTTACGTTGCGCATGGCGTCCAAATGTGCCTGATCCATCTTCATTGTTGCCTGAATCAGTAACCCAACGGTGTGGATAATATCCATCCATTGATTGATCATCGCCTGATACAAAGTCATAAACATCTGAACCTAGAACTGATGTTACAGGGAATCTAATGTTATCACCATCAACATCAATGTAGTTACGCTCAAAACGCTTAACATTAAATCCTGAACGTCTTAGATTCCATAGCAACATACCTTTCGGATATAGTGCCGGATCTGGAGCATCTGGATCTTTATAGTTACTTGTTAACAGTTCGTCAATATCAGCTGCTGCTGAGTTTGATCCTGCATCACTCCAACGTGCATCTGCAAACAAAATACCATTTTCAGTAGTTTGATCTGATGAATCAATTTCAATCCAACTTGCTAATGTACCGTTGTAACGATGTACTGTTGGGAAGTTTTCTAAATCCGAAGTATCAACCCAAAGATCTCCGTCAACTAACGGATCACCGTTGTCTTGAACAGTTGGAGCTGTTGCAGTCACTTGTGGTCCTCTATCGTTGGTATTGTTATAATCTAAACTAAAGTTTTTATAACCTACCCAATCATCACCATTGTGAATCATGATATCAACTTCATCTACAACTGAACTATACCATAGTTCGCCGTCTGCTGTAAGCTCTAGTGGCTCATCTTCGCTTGCTGTGTAAGTTAGGACTTGCCAGTTACTTGCAACATACTGTGCAGGATTATCTCCTGATGTAGTTCCTGGTGCATAATATAAATTTGGCGTTGTACCTTGTGGATTTGCTGAATCGTATGGAACAAAACCCATTTCAGTAAATGATCCGTTTGTATCTACAATTTTAATTTCACCGCCTAGTTTATGTCTAATTACAACACGATTTTGTCCATCAACACTTGCAAGGACGTTAGTTAAACCAGCTGCATTAATTGCGCCTGCTAGTGCATCTGCGTCCGTTGATGTACCTGTAGCTGTAAATGTTACAGTTTTAGGACTTCCTGTGTAAATCATGCTGTTTACTTTAGTTTCGTCAATAGTAAAATCAACATCGCTTGCAGCTTGTAATGTTCCGCTAGTAACTTTTGGTGAAGTAATAATAGTTGCACCGTTAGTTTTACGACGGAATATTTTCCATGTACCTAGCTTTTGTGCATCTTGTTCAACATTTGCTCTAACATAAACATCGCCTGTTATTAGATTTGCTCCGCCACCTGCTTTGTCTAAGTTATAAATTGCTTGTTCATTAGACTGATAAATCGGAGCAGTAACAGTATCCCATAACTGTGTGTCACCATTATAAATTTTAATACGGAAGTTTGCACCGCCATTTGGTTCTGTAGTTTTTAACCAAATAGAACCAGTTGGACGTGGTGTAGTGTCTCCTGACTTAAATTCAGGAATTAATGTATGTGGTGCAATTGCAACTGTTGGTGATGCATATGTACCTGCAATAATTCCTAAGTCAGTTAACAATGTGCCTGTACTGTTTGCAACAACGACAGAGTCATTAGAAGTATAAATTTCTAATCTTCCGTCAACTGCTGCTGCACTTACACCTGTTACGCCTGCGCCATTAATAGCAGATGCTATATCTGCTACACCTGTGCCGTTAATTGCAATTGGTGCAGATCCGTCTAGTGTAATTGAGTGGCCATTGGTTAATGCTGGATTAGCTGCTGTTCCTTTAACTGCTGCCCAACTAGAACGCCAATCATCGTCGCCTACTCCTACCCAAGTACCTGCACTATTTTTATACCATAGTGTGTTTAATGTAGTAATAGCAACTACTGCATAATCTCCAATAGCACCTACTGCTTCTTTTGGTGCTCCTGGTGATGTAGCTGAACCAGTTACATCGTTTACTTCGGTAATAACAATTGGTGTAACAGAACTAAAGCTCTGCCCGCCCGAAGTAGTTAGTGCTGCGCCGTTCCACTCAAGTACACCAAAATCGGTTACTTGTGTATCAAACCAGTATGCGCCATCAGATGGTTCGCCGCCTGGTGCAGTTGCACTTGCTTGTAGTTTGCTTAAATCAAGATCTGCTCTACATACATATACACGGTTTGTTACGCCAAGTAATGAGTATGCAGTTTGTAGACCGTATTCGTTTAATTCGCCCCCATGTATCATATTTCCGTTATTATCGGAATAAAATAATGGATCGCCAAATGTTTCACCAAGCTCACGTTGGCTGGTGATTAAGTAAGGTTTACCAGCGTTTGCCTTTAACGTACCTACCGCTGTTCCTGCGCCACTGCTTGAAGTTTTATTTTCAGCTGATGCCACAAAGATCATAGGTACAGTACCAGCTGCTGCTGGGGTGTAGAATGATTCGTCAATTACTTTGACTTCTACGCCTGGTGATACTAATGCCATATTCTTTCTCCTAAGATAGTAGTAATGTATTCTGTACTATGCTTGTATTTAGTATAATAAAAAGAAAACTAGCTTTTAAACACCCAAAAAAAGGGACCGAAAAGGTGAGGTAAATACAATATGAGACCTTTATGTGTTTGTGGTGAACGTCCTGCTGCTATAAATTATAAAAAAGGAAACAGAACTTATTATCGTAAGCTCTGTGAAACCTGTTTACGCAATGGTGCGGGACACGGTATACCTAAATGGCGGCAACGAGGTTACGAAAAGAAAACTCAATGTGAAAAGTGCGGTTTTAAATCAAAGCATGAAGAACAATTTAATGTGTTTCATATAGACGGTGATTTAAACAACTGCCGTCCTAATAATTTAAAAACTATTTGTGCAAACTGTCAGCGATTAATTCAGAAAGCCGGCGGACGGTGGAAGCAGGGTGATTTACGCCCTGATTTTTAAATATTGTCTTAATAAGAATATCTACATTTCTTTCTAAACGTTCTAGCGAACCATTGTTATCAATAGTGTAATCACACATCCATTGTTCTATACTCATTGAGCTAGGATCTTCAGTAGGCAAATGATCTGTACGATCTACCCAAATAGCATAGTCAAAGATTTCTTCATTTTGCATTGCAAAGAATTCTCGCTTGTTGCGCAAACCGCAATAGATATTGTTTTGTGCAAACAAGTTACGCCCAAGACGTGCTAGATCATCTTTACAGTAATCGTGTATCATGTTGTACCACTCTGTGCGATGATTATGACGATCTGCATAACACTCTTCTTCGTCTGCATAACCGTACTTGTCTTTTAAATCATTGAATATAAAAAGTTCTGAACAGAACTTAGAACTAGATTGAAATGTGTAGCCGTATTTTTCTAATAATTCACAAACAGTGTCTTTGCCGTGTCTGCCATGTCCAACTACAAGTAGTTTAGGTAACATATAGAACTCCTATTATTTCTATATATTATAGCAGATTAAAAAAGTTTGTCAACCAATTAAAAAGCCGTATCCTGTGCCGCCTGCAACTGCTTGAGATACTTCTGCTTCTAACTTTTCCATTTCAGCTTGTGCTTCGGCTTTTAGTGCATCACCGTTAAGTGTCGATCCGCCTTGTGGACCAGCAATAGTAGCAAACTTGCTTCGTGCTTCACCTAGCATAAACTTACAACTAGCAAGTGTATAATCTTTAATCCATTGTACTGCTAGATAATCTTCTAATAGTTGTTCATCTGGACGGTAGTTGTAACAGTACAATAATAAATTTTCTTCTGCTCTAGGACGCTGTAGTAGAGTTAATTTTTTACTTGTAGTATTCCATTTGAATTCAATAAACGAGCCAAACATACGTCCTACAAGTTCTTGATATTGGCTAAAGAAATCGTATGTTGCTAGTCCACCTAAATTTGAACTTGCTAACAAATACGTATTAGTATAAGCAAGGTTGAACGGTTCAAACAATGTGCCGCCATCGCCGCCGCCGCTGCGTGAACCGATTGATCTGCGAAATAATTTACGAACTTCTACTACTTCTTTTGGTAGTGTATATTCGTTTTGATCAATAACGGTTGGCATAAACATATAAGATTCTTCAACACTATTATCACTGCGTTGTCTAAATCTTGTAAGTGCCTTGTTTAAAGCAGTTTCGTAGTGTACAGGATCAAGTTCTACATCAACCATGCCTCCGCCGAGCATAGCGTAAACATAATCGTATATTTCTTGTTTCTGTGTTGATATATTTGCCATTTAGGTTTCTCCGTCGTAGTATTTATCTAACGATAAATATGTATATGCCAAGATTAAGTTTATATAAACCAGAGCGCGGTAACGATTACGAATTCCTAGATAGACAAATTGGGGAAATGTTTCAGGTTGGCGGCACTGATATTAACATACACAAATACATAGGTCCTGAAAATCCTGCAGAAGGTGAAGGAACTGCTGATCAGCCAACATATGATGCTGTAAAAGAAACTAATATACAAGATTTGTTATTTCTTGAAAACAGAGATCGCAAGTATGATCCAGACATCTATACTATGCGAGCAATATATAATGTCCAAGACATTGATTTTGATCTAAGTCAGTTTGGTTTATTTTTAAGCAATGATACACTGTTTATGACTATACATATTAGAAGTAGTGTCAAAACATTAGGTAGAAAAATTATGAGTGGTGATGTTATAGAACTTCCTCACTTAAAAGACGAGTATGCACTAAATGATTATGACATGGCACTAAAACGTTTTTATGTTGTTGAAGATGTTAATCGTGCAGCAGAAGGATTTAGTCATACTTGGTATCCGCACTTATACAGACTTAAATTAAAGCAAATATACGACGGCCAAGAATACGCAGAAATACTCGACCTTCCAGCAACTGAAGGATCAGATACTACGCTCCGTGATGTACTTTCAACATATGAAAAAGAAATGCAAATTTCAAATGCTGTAGTTGCACAAGCAGAAGCAGATTCACCCAAGTCAGGATTTGAGACTAGTCATTATTATACAGTAGCAACTAATGATGATGGTACTATTGCTCTTAAAACAGCAGACCAAGAAGACTTAGAAGCAAGCAATATTAGTAACACTGCTGACGAAGTTACAAATCGTCCTGAACGAGAAGGATATACAGGATACTTGTTGAATTATGGAGATGGAACTACTCCTAATGGTGCACCTTACGGTTTTGGCATACAATTTCCTCGCAATCCAATTAGAGGAGATTACTATTTGCGTACAGACTTTTTCCCAAACAGAATGTTTACATATGATGGAACTAGGTGGGTGAAAGTAACAGACGATGCACGTATGACACTAAGTAATACACTTGATAGATATACTCAGAAAACTAGCTTTATTAATAATACTAATACTAATAAAATTAACGGTGAAGTTGTTGAAGAAAGACAAAGTTTATCTAAAGCACTTAAACCAAAGGCAGATAACTAATGCAGCATTTTTACGACGGACAAGTAAGACGATATATAACCCAATTAATGCGTATTGTTAGTAATTTTCCGGTCAAGGACGGGAAAGGAAAAACTAAAGAAGTACCTGTAATGTATGGCGACTTAACTAGACAAGTTGCTAATATTATTAGAGAAAATTCTGAAAACAAATTACCAAGCGCACCACGTATGTCAGTGTATATTACTGCACTTGAATTAGACAAAGATCGCTTAACAGATGCATCTTACACACGTTCCGTTAATATTAGAGAACGTGCATACGATGATTTAAACCAAGAATACCTTAATTTCCAAGGTCCAAATTATACAGTTGAAAGACTAATACCAACTCCGTATATGATGCGAGCAAATGTAGATATATGGACTTCAAACACAGATCAAAAGTTACAAATTCTAGAGCAAATATTAGTACTGTTTAATCCAAGTTTAGAAATACAAACCACTGATAACTTTATTGATTGGACTAGTATTACAGTTGTTAACTTAGAAAGTGTACAATGGTCTAATAGAAGTGTTCCTGTTGGTGTAGACTCAGAAATTGATATTGCTACTCTAACATTTAGTGTACCAATATATATTAGTCCACCTGTTAAAGTTAAAAAGATGGGTGTTATTACAAATGTTATTACTAGCATGTTTGATGAAAATAGAGGTACCATAGAAACAGGAGTAAGTACACCAGAAGTTAATGCATATGATGATTATACACAATCAGGTATTACTGAAAATGAGTTTGGTAGACGTCCTGCAACTGATTTAACAGATCAAATGGCCAATGTTAACTACAAAGGTTACGGTGTATACATAGAAGGATTTACTGCTAAACTTATAGCAAATGGTATTGTAGGTGGAATAAATTGGGATGAAATATTTGAAGCACTTCCAGGAAATTATCTTGCAGATGTTAGTAGAATTTATTTAACTAGCATTGACGATTCAAATAATACTGTTACCGGAACAATTAGTGTAAATCCATTTGATCCAAAAGCATTACAAATTAATTGGGACACAGACAGTTTCCCTTCTGATAGTATTATTACTAGTTCATTAGGAGACAGAACAAGTATAGATTATATTATAGATCCTACAAGATTTAACCCCGAAGGAGTTCGTGCTTCGGGTGTTAGACTATTGCTATTAGATGATGTAGGGAATGAAGATGCCCAAGAAGTATCTAAGGCATGGCGAAATAATGATGGTTCTGGTCTAATTGCTAGTGGTAATGATATTGTAGAATGGGATGGTTCTAAATGGAACATTATATTCAATGCTAGTGAAATTACCGAAACTACTTATACAACAAACTTAAACACAGGTATACAGTATAGATATTCAAATGGATCCTGGTTAATGAGCGTTGAAGGTGATTATCCAGTTGGCACATGGAGAATTGACCTCTACGGATAATTATTTGTATGGACAATATTATTTGTAGTGGTGCATTGTTTTACACACTAGATACTAAAAGATTTTTATTTTTATATAGAAACAACGGAAAGCGTTCAAACGTTTGGGGTCTTGTAGGCGGCACTAATGAAGAACGCGAAACCCCGTGGGAAGGTTTACAAAGAGAAATTCAAGAAGAAGTAGGCCAGGTTCCTACAATTGAAAAAACAATTCCATTAGAAACCTTTATAAGTACAGATCAACATTTTCAATTTCACACATATTTGTGTGTAATACGCGAAGAATTTATTCCAGTACTTAACAACGAGCATACAGGTTATGCATGGGCTAGTTACAATAATTGGCCAATGCCGTTGCACAAAGGCCTACGTAATACCCTTCAAAGTAAAATAAATCGTGCTAAGTTAGAAACAGTGTTTAGCATGGCAGATTTACTTGACTAATAATAACTGATGTAGTATAATAAAGCATGAAAGTCTTAGTTATTGGCGACATTATTATTGACAAATATATCACAGGAACATCAACACGATTGAGTCCTGAAGCTCCTGTGCCTGTTGTTAGTCAGCAAGATAGTTGGGAGCAATGGGGTGGTGCATACCTCGTATATCTTAATCTATTGAACTTAGGTGTAGATGTAGAAATGTTAGACTTATCGTCGCCTAAATGTATTAAGACTCGTGTGCTGTGTGATGGTCATTACGTTACACGTATAGATCAAGATTTTGAAACTAATAGTAAAGAAGCACTTAATACTATAAAAGAGAAAAATTTTAGTGAGTATGATGTTGTAATACTGAGTGATTATAATAAAGGTGTACTAGAATATTCACAACAAATTATAGAACACATCAACAAATATGATTGTAAAATTATTGTAGATCCTAAACGTCATTATAGTTTTTATCAAGGTGCTTGGTTAGTTAAACCTAACAAAAAAGAATATCATACATTTGAATTTGCAGCATGGAAAAATAATTTAATTATTACTTCTGCAGGCGAAGATATAATTGCAGACATAGACGGAATATATTACAAAATTAAACCAGATCCTGTCGAAGTAAATGATGTTACAGGTGCAGGTGATTGTTTTCTTGCTACATTTGTTTACGGAATGAGTCGAGGAAAAAGTTACAGCGACTGTCTTAAACTAGCTGCAAAAGGTGCAACAGAATCAGTTAAGCATGTTGGCACATATGTAGTTAAACCTGAAGATTTACAAGAACGTGTTATTTTTACAAACGGTGTATTTGATATATTACATAGAGGTCATTTTACTTTATTAAAAGAAGCTCGTGCGTTAGGAGAAAAACTTGTAGTAGGTATTAATAGTGATGCTAGTACAAAACGTCTTAAAGGAAATAGTCGTCCTATAAACACAGAACAAACACGCAAAGAACAATTAGAATTGTTGTCTTGGGTAGATGAAGTTGTTGTCTTTGACGAAGATACACCATACGAACTAATTAAAAAACTAAATCCTGACATGATTGTCAAGGGTGGAGATTACACTGTAGAACAAGTAGTTGGGCATGACATTGTGCCTGTAAAAATTATTCCTACAGTAAAAGGATTTAGTACAACAAGTATTATAGAGAAGAGCAAATGAGAATATTAGTTACAGGATATAAAGGATTTATCGGATCAAATCTTGCATTGTATTTACAAGAGCAAGGTCATGAAGTTGAAGGATGGGAATATGTTCCTAACACAATACCAGATCCGTCTAGTTATGATTGGGTAATACATTTAGGTGCTATTAGTAGTACAACTGAAACTAATGTAGATAAAATATTAGAACAAAACTTTGAATACAGCGTGAGGTTGGTACAGGCATGTGATATGATGGGGACTAATTTTCAATATGCTTCAAGTGCAAGCGTTTATGGCGGCTATAGGCCAACACATTTTAAAGAAGACGGTCCGCTATTGCCGCAGTCACCGTATGCTTGGTCAAAATATTTGTTTGATAGATTTATATCACAACATAGTCAAGATTTTGAAATACTTGTACAAGGTTTTAGATATTTTAATGTATATGGTCCTAGAGAAGATCACAAAGGTGATCAAGCATCACCGGTAACTAAATTTACACAACAGGCAAAAGAAAACGGTTTTATTACATTATTTGAAAATAGTGAAAAATACAAGCGTGATTTTGTTTGCGTAGAGGACGTTGCTAAAGTACATGAAAAAATGCTCGGTGTCGATGAATCGGGGATTTGGAATGTTGGTACTGGCAATAGTGTTAGTTTTTATCAAATTGCAAACAAAATTGCAAACAAATACAATGCAGAAATTAGATATGTGCCAATTCCAGAAAATTTAAAAACACAATATCAAGACTTTACTTGTGCAAATTTAGACAAGTTAAATTCTGTAATTGATATCGATTGGATTAAAGTAGAGGATTATATAAATGCAAACGTCTAACCAAACTGAAAGATTATCTGGTGTTGTACAAAAGGGTTGGGGTTATGAATTAATCTGGGCAACTAACGACAAGTATTGTGGTAAAATTATGGTCTTTAAAAATATAGGATCAAAGTTTAGTATGCACTTTCATCGAGAAAAAGATGAAACATGGTTTGTTAACAATGGACGATTTAAATTGCGTTGGATTGATACAAATACTGCAACACTTATGGAGGCTGAATTAAAAGAAGGTGATACATGGCATAATCCTCCATTACAACCTCATCAACTAGAAGCACTTGAAGAAAATTCTAGTATTACTGAAGTAAGTACAGCAGACAGTGTTGAAGATAATTTTAGAATTATACCTGGAGATAGTCAAAGTGGATAAAAGAATAGTCATTGGTTTAGATAGAGACGGAACAATTAATGAAGATACAGGAACTTATATTTCTAAAAAAGAGCAGTTTAAACCCATTCCTAGAAGTTTAGAAGCCATAAAAGAAATTAAAGACTTAGGTTATGCTACAATTGTTCTTACTAATCAAGCAGGTGTTAGTAAAGGTCATATGGACGACTTTAGTGTTCATACTGTACACCAGTATTTAGAAAAACTGTTGTTTGATGAAACTGGGTGTAAACTAGATGGACTCTTGTATAGTACCGGAAGTGACGAATTTGACAACTTTAGAAAACCAAACATAGGTATGTTTTTACAAGCACAAAGAGATTATTTAATATCATTTTACAAAGGATACTATGTTGGAGACAAAATAAGCGACCTTGAATTTGCATCAAGGTTTGACGTTAAGCCTGTTTTAGTTAGAACAGGATACGGTAAAATAACTGAAAAAAAATTAGAAGAATCTAAATACCAACAACTAAAAGATAAAACAATTATCTTCGATGATTTGTATTCATTTAGCCAGTGGCTTAAAGATGAAGCGCATTAAGCCTGCGCTTCACCCCATCTTAGAATAAGGTTTGCATTTGTAGCTGCACCCGAAACCTTATACACGTTAATTGCAAGAACATCTGGACCATTTGGGAATGTTCCTCTACCACCTAATGTGGTATTTGTAAGTTCTTTCAATTCGCTAAAGTCCACAGTCGATCTTTCACCTGGTACCGCAATGAACGAGAATACAGTTTCTCCTGGTTGTGCATAAGGCGGTTGAACAAACTCAAATTCGATTGTTCCTGTGCCTTGTACTAGTGTTCCGTTAAAGTTATTGTTAAATGTAATCCTATAGTAATCAACAGTACCGTGTTCATACGCAGTGATACTAGAAACAAGTGTACTAGCAGGAAACGACACAGAGCCGCCGCTAGTAACAGCAGTACCGTTGGCTATACCTGCTGAATCAACACTTGCTTTAGTTAGGAATGCAAAGTTTCTGTTTGTTAAGTCTGCCCCTACACTAAATCTAAAAGTAGAACCTTGACCAATCCATTGAATCCAGTTCTGACTCAATCTAATTCTTACATCGTTGTTTCGAATATTAACTGCTGTAACTGTAGTGTTGCCGAGTATGTATCCTGTACCGCCATTGTTGTTAACTAGTGTCACTGTTGAGCCTATAGCTACAGGTCCAAGGGTTTCATACTCACTTACAGAAACTCTAACTTCACTACTATACCACCCGCCTGCAATAGAGGTTAGATCAACGTTTGTAGTAGCTTGTGCTGTTGCTTGTGCTGTTGTCGCAGCCTGTCCTGTTGACCATAATACCGAACCGCCGGCAGCAACTTGCGCAAAGCTAGGCTGTCCACCTTGTGCTAGTGAACTAAGTCCCGACCAACCAACGTCACTTGGATTGAGAGGATAGTTTTGCGGGTTAAGAATACCTTCAACAACAATACCACCTGTAATACTATTATTTGATTGGTCAACACCGTCTGATGTAATTTCAAGACCTTGTAGTAGTAACTGCGCACGGTTTAGCAGTTCACGTTCGCCTAAGTCACCTACAATAGCATTTGATACACTAGGTGCTAATCGAATCATAAATGCTGTTTGTTTTGTTGTAGTAACTTCAACACCCGATTCAGCGTATGAGAAAATATAACCACGATCTTCATCAAATCCGCCATCTGTTAGGAATGCACTACCCCAGTGACTAATAAGCGGTGTAATAGTGTTACTAATTAATACTACACCTGTACCAGAGCTGTGTATTGCGGCAGCACCTGCTTGATAATCCCTTGAAGCACCAGCTTGGAAGTTTGTTAGTGTTGCTGCTCTTTGTAATCCGCTTAAAGTATTTGTAGTGTCATTCTTAGCACTGTAACTTATTATTTCATTGTCAATATATATAAATCCAGTTTCTGGAAAGAAACTAGTATCTTCAAGAACTAGTGAAGTTTGTGTCGCATCCATTGCTTCTACTAGTTTGCCTGGAGGTCCTTCGTTAGTAACTTCATAACGCACAGGCAAGTTACCTGAACGCATAAACGCTTCTGTGTTTATGTTTGAGTTACGCATTCTGTGCGCAAATACAAAGTTACCATCTGAACCACGTGCCATAAAGTCAATAAAACCAGCACCATACCATGAATACTGAATACCAATCATTTGCATTTTAGCAATGTCTACATTATATCCACTTGGTCCGGTTCCATCTAAACGATCTAAGTTAAAGTTTTCTTGTTTAACTTTTTTATCTGATACTAGATTTGCCTTTGCAGCAGTAACATTTGATACACCTCTAAAGTCTGGTGTAACAGTTAATGTTGTTTGATCAATTACATGGCTTACAACGTGTGTCATACCTTTGATAATAAATCTATCACCTGCAACAACTTGATCTCTAAATCTAGTATTAGTTCCTACAACTAAGTTATTATCAACATCAATTGATACTGTTCCAGCAAGTTGTTTAGTTCCTGTACGTTGATTAACACTTAGGTTTGTGCCGTCATATTCCCAGAAAATACCATTTTGATCATCAAAGATACCCGAGCGTACTGTAGCGCCGTGCCAACTAACTACTGACATTTGTGCAGAAAATCCTAGTTTAGCATTAGTACTTCCTAAACGTCTCTTAGCTAAAACGTTAAATGTTCTTTCGTCAAGAACATTAACAACTTCATAATCAAATGTTGGCGGTGATGCTGTTTCGTTTCCACTGTTGTATCCCGGAGTTTCAATTCCTAATAAACGAATTACACCGCCTACTTGAACTCCGTGATCATTATCATCAGTCTCTACTGTAATTACAGAGCCAACTTCGGTCCCATTTGACGTTACAGATTTTAAATCATAACTTGGTGCAAATAGCGCACCAGTTGTATACATAATGCCTTTACCTGATTGGTAACGAATATACTTTTTACTTTGACGTATTGCTTGCGCACCGTGTTGTGGGCCACCTGTACCTAGCTGTACACCACCGTCATAAGGTCTATGAATAAAGAATGAATCTGGTCTCGGATAAACGACACCGCTAATACTATCTGCTGAAGTATCGATATTTCCTACAGCTCTTGCTACGTATCTTAGTTTGTTTGTATCAGGTATAACTGTTGCTAAAAATGCACCAGATGCAAGAGAATGGTTATTTACACCGTCGCCGCTATTAATATCAACAATAAATGTGTTTCCAGGAACTAGGCCATGTGCGTTATCAAAGGTAACTTCTAAAGTAGCCAATGCTGTAAATGTAATGTTTTGTCCAATTCCTATCGATGCTGTTGATAAATCAGATATTGTTATTGTAGATATGAACGGAACACTGTCTCCAGAGACACCGGTTGCAGCATCTTGTGTTATACTATCAATGCTATTACTTGCTCCGATAGTTGCTACTCTTAATAACAAATCATTAACACCGTCTACGCCGTCTAATTGTGATCCTAAAATTAATATTCTATTCCCAATTTGATAATCTTGTCCTGCTAGTGCAACAGCAGCAGTATATGAATTATTGCTTCTAATTATATCAAATGTTGCTCCGTTACCTAGAGCAAATTCGTTTGTAGCAGTACTATTATTAAATGTACCACTTCCTGAAACGGCAGTACCTGATGCAGAAACGCTAGTAATTGTTCCTGCGACATCAACCGAAACAATTTCAATTGTTAAGTCGTTTGCAGTTGTACTACCGTACAGATCGGTACCTAATACAGTAAATGTTTGGCCGACACCGTAATCTAAACCACCGCTTGTTACATTTGCAGTATATGTACTACTTGCAATATCAATACTAAATTCTGCTCCGCTACCTACTATATTTGTAGGGGCTTGGTTTGGATAATTTGCTGTATTGACTGCTACCCCACTTTCTGACCAAGCAGTGATTCCACCAACGCCATCTACAGCATCAACATTTATAGTCACATCGTTTGCAGGTGTCGCACCACCAAGAATATTACCTGCTACAGTAATAGTATCATTTACAACATAACCAGTACCAGGTGTTGGAATATTAACAGCATAAATTGTTCCAATTCTTGAAACATCTACTTGAGCATTTACGCCGGCGCCAGTAGTAGAAAAAGATACGTTTGTATAATCTACACTAGCATCGGGTGCAGTACCTGATGCAGTAATACCAGTAATTTCACCGTTTACTCCAACGCCTGTTATAACTAAAATTACATCATTAGTTGGAGTTACACCGCCTAATACGTCACCGGTAATCTTTAATCTATCTTGTACAACATAATCTACAGATGTATCGAGTGTAGCAACAGATGCACTATAAACATTGTTAGTATATGTAATATCAATAATTGCATCAGCGCCGATTCCACCATTAACATTTGGTGATACTCCTGATATCGTTCCTGTGCCAGTGAAGCCTGCACCTGTAAAGGTAAATGTTAAAATTTCTCCGCTTCCGCCTACTGTTTGTACTGTTATTTTTATATCATTAGTTGGACTGTCACCTTCTAAAAATGCGCCGGCAATTGTTAATCTGTCACCTATTTGATATCCGGTACCAGCAGTATTTAATGCTACAGAATAAACGCCTCCAGTATTAGTAACATCAAAAGTTGCATTCGTTCCTACGCCTTGTTGTATTACTCCAACAACACCTTGATATAATTCATAATTTCCAACAATTGGTGATGTTGTCGTACCGTCAAAATTAATAGTTGTTCCGTTAACTGATGCAACGTGAATTGCTTGCCCATCGCCCCTGTCTATCGATAAGTTAGGAACAATACCAGCGGCACTTGCTACTTCTATAGAAGACACGCCTGCTCCGTAAGAGCCTACAACTGTCGGTGTTACTACAGTACCACCCGATCCAGCTACACCAGTTACCTGTGTACCAGTGTTTAAACTAGGATGAGTTAGCGGAGCGCCAATTTCTGGAACGTCACCACTAAATGCAATTTTATTGGATCCGGAAGCTGTGATTAATTCTGTTGTCGCTGTACCGTTGTAACCATTAGAAATCACAGTAAATGTTGGTTTACCAATTGCTGCACCTGTATAAAATCCAGCTTGTCTTAATTGTGTATATGTAGTTGATAATACTTCACCTGATGTTAATCCTACTTTTGCTTTTGCATAGTAAGTAAAAGTATTAGAACTTGGTACTGTAATTATTACAAACGATCCTTCGGCTCTTGCTGCACCAGATACACTATTTTCAAGTGCTTTAATAGTGATCGGAGTTCCTGCATCAAATCCATGAGCACCTGCAGTTGTAACTGTAATTAATGATTGTCCTACACCGTTTGTTCCTGTAGAAGCGTCAGTTACTACGCTAGATACTGAAGTGTCTGTACCCGGAATTTCATAAACACTCGGATATCCACGCATTGTTGCAATAGCACTCCATTTGGTAGGCTGTAATCCGTACTCAAAGTCAGCATCAAGCATACTTAACGGAGGTGCAATACGCATACGTTCAATTGCATCTGTTCCAAAATCGTATGGGCGTGTTCTTACTTCCTGTTCTTCTACAAAGATTTGAATATCATCGGTTGCGCTATGGGTAGAAGTATTGTAAACTAATTCTATTGTAGTTACACCATCAGTAGTTTGCAAATATTTTACAAAATCATCATCATCACCATAATCTTTTATAGTAACAGAGGCTCCTAAATCACTGTTACTAAAGTTGTAAATGACTTCATTTTTAGTAGTATTTGTAATTAACAGCAATGTATTGCTTTGATATTTGCCTTGAATCTTAACATAACCTACACCAGTTTCTTCTTCTGCTGGCATACTGCTTAAACCGTTAGTAATAACGGCAACTGTTGAGCCGACTAATGAAGTTATTTTAGTAATAGCTCCTGATTCTGTTGTTTTAGATACATCAACTGTTTGCGGAATCAATCCTACATTTGCCCAAGATGTGTTTGTAAAAATATAATCTAAGATTAAATCACCAATAAAATTATGTGTATCAATTTCAGGAATTCTATTTCCGTCTACTTGTGCTACATCTTCTTCCCAATAATACTTAATTGTGTTTAATAGTTTATGATTGCCGCCATATCTAAGATCATAAAGATATGCATCAACAACGTAACCCATATCTCGTTCACATTTTTCTTGGTTATATGTATATGTTGGTGACCAAGTAACAGCATCTATAATATCTGTTTTGTCAGTAAGAATTTGGTTATATGCTGTTTGCTCGCCAGCAGTAGATAATGTGATTGTTGGTGCAGTTCTTATACCGGGTAATGCTCCTGTTCCATTTTCTACAACATCTGCAACAATATCTATTAGATTAGAAACTTCGGTACCTGTTGCAGAGTTTGCTGTTAACCCAGCTGTTACTTGTGGAGTTGAATTTCCAGTTGAAGGACTAACAGATATTCCCTGTACTACATCAGAAATTATTGTTTGTAAATGTCTGTATGCTGCAACTGTTTGTGCTTGATGTTCGGCTGTAATTCCTGTATTTCCAGCAGCGGCATAATTATTAAAAAACTTTGCACTGTCGTAACTTGCACTATTTCCTTGATAAAGGACATCATATGCTGCTGCTAATAATGCATATTTTACATCTCGTGTACATTTGTCAACATCGTGATCGTGCAAAGGATAATTTACATCTACCCAGGCATTAACTTCTGCAGCCATAAAATTTAAATTTTCTATAATTTTAGTATGAGCTGCTTGTCTATCTGGTGCAACACCTCCTGGAATGGTATATGTTACTGGATTAGCAGCATCTCTACCATTCTGCATAATATTTAGAATTTCATCAATAGAACTTCCGATACGTGCATTAAAAGTTGCTTCACTTAATACTTCTGGAATAGCTTGTATTTCTGATTTTGTACGCTCAATTGTTCTAATAACTGTTTTAGAAATGTCTAAGCTATTATATTCTGCTAAACCTAAAAAGTATGCATTATAACTAGTTCCTAGTACTGCATCTGCTGCTACACCATCAATAATATATCCAATATCTCGTTGACACTTTGTAGCATCAATTACTTCTTGGGCAATGTATTGAGTTGCTTCTGAAATAATAAAGTCTCTATTACTACTTAAAAGACTGTATGCATCTGGATAAACATAATCGTTTGAGCCTATCCCTGGTTTAAATACGTAATTTTTAATTTGCTTTTTTGCCATTTTTATATTCCAAATGCTACTGCTAGTGCAGTTGCGCTACTATCAACGTAACTTTTAGTTGCTGCACTCTTAGGCGAAGTTGTAACGTCATTTATTAACACAGATTCAAATGTTGCTGTAGACGGCGTTATATCTCCGATTACTGTATCGTTTATTGTACTACTATTTATTGTAGAATTAGAGATAGAAACATTTTCAAATCCGTTACTAGTTAAATTAGCTATTCTGACATCAGCAACTTTTATTATTATCCTGTTTCCTGCAACTAATTCTAAGTTAGTACCTGTTTCTAATTTTGCAATTCCGATACCATCAACATTTACTTCTTGGGCAGTTAATGCCCCGCCAACATCTGCATTACCTAGTATATTTGCATTTTCGCCTACTGTTAAACTTTTTTCTAATCCAATACCGCCTGCAACAGTTAATGCTCCAGTTGTTGCAGATGTTGAATCTATAGTGCTGTTAATGTCAACAGTACTAAAAAGACCTTCAGGATCTTCTACAGTAATTTCTCCGTAAACTGTTCCTGTGGCGTCTGCGTAATATAATGTGTCCGGAGCATTTAATGCAACATCAATATACAAAATACCGGTGTCTTTTCCTTGAGCATTTGATCCAGCAGTACCATCTGTATGACGTAATCCTGTATTATATAACGTTGTTAAATCATCTCTAAAAATATTAAATGTTAATGTTGAAAAACTAGTTAACTCAAAAGAATATGTTTTATTTCTTTTCAGTGTAATTGATGGATTATTTCCTGGAGTAGTAACAAATCTAAAATTTCCAGCTTGCTCTGTAAATCTAAAATCACTGGCAGAAGTAGTAGGATCTTCAGGATCAACTGGTCCTGTGTTAGATACCGTAATACTAGTTGCTATAATATTGCCGTCACTGTCAACAGTAAAATTAGGGCTTTTGAAGCCGTACTGTGATCTAAAAGGTCCATTAATTACTGACATTTAACTCCTCCGCTATTGTATTTATCATGGAGTTAATGGTTTCTGATTTCCAAAAAACGATCCTGTATGTATAAATCTTGTTCCTGCATAAACCTCAGAAGTTGGACTAGCAAGTAATTCGACACTTGACCCGTTTACAGTAACTGATAGATTTATTAAGTCTACACCAAAATTACTTCTAGCATAGATAACTACGTTTGCTACATCAATGCCAGCTGTAACTAGACATTTAAGTATTTCTTTGTGAGTATTGTCATAATCAGCTGATATAGTAAATTCTGCGCTAGAAAAATCTCCAAGATACCATTTTTCAACTAATGTATTATTGTATAATTGTTTCCAAGGTCCTTCGTAACTAAACCCCGAATTGTTGTTTAATTTTACTGTATTGTTTATACCTGTACTAAACGTAAAATTGTTTGCCATAATAGTGATACCCTTTTATATATTTATCTTACTAAGAATAGATCGAATAAGCAAGGTATGATCAACTGCACTGTTAAAAATCTTTGTTTTGTTTTTTGTAACTATTGTATCAGCTTCTAAACACCTATTGTATAAGTGTTTGTTTTCGAGATACTTTCTAACAGCGGTAGGATTAAATTTGTTATGATAATATCCAATATTAATAAAACTAAGACTACTAAACATTATTGCAAGGCTGTTTGAAAAATGAATATCATTTATGAACCCATTAGATAATTGTTTATTTAAATTTTTTAACCACTGGGGTCGATTGTTAGTCATGTATTTCCAAAATTCGCTGTCAGTCCTGTTTGTATCGTAAAAAAATCTAATATATTGAAATGCATTTTCATAGAAGTTTCTTATTTCTGTGTTAAATACTTCTTGATTAAAGTTTTCCTCTTCAGAATTTAAATTATACAACTTTGCAAATATTTCTAATTGTATAACTACTAAATGAATTGACGTTGCTTCTAATGGTTCTATAAATCCAGAGCTTAACCCAATAGACAAACAATTATTAACCCAAGATTTTTTATGATATCCGTTTTTAAATTTTATAACTCTGTCTGATTGTAATTCTGTATTGTAGTTTTTTAATAACCAACTATTAAATTCTTTTTTAGCTTCGTCGTCTGATGTAAACTTAGAAGAATATACATAACCAGTACCGTGTCTATTTGATAAAGGTACATCCAGTATCCATCCGTCTTTTGTTGCTTCAGCAGTTGTATAAACAGGTATTGTGTCGAACTCTTTAAACAACGGATTTGGTATTGTCCTATCTGTAGGCAAGTCTTTTGAAATATCTACCCAATCAGACGTTAACTTGCTTATTAACAACCGTTGGTAACCTGAACAGTCAATAAACAAATCACCAGTTATAGTGTTTCCATTTTTTAATATTAAAGAATCTATTTTATTATTTTTAAAATTAACAGTTTCAACTACTCCGTCTACTATGTTTAAATAGTCTTTAAATCTCCATTCAATATATCTTCCTAATTTATTTGCATCTACATGCAATGCATGTCTAAAACTACTGAGATCGTTACTAGGAATTTTATTTGTTTCAAAAAATAAATCATTATAAGATATACCTTGTTGAAAATTATTGTTTAATATTTCACCTGCTTCTGGTAGATAAAAATCTAAATCTATGTTAGTTAAATCTTCTATATTTTGATTTAAAGGAAAGCTGTGATATCCAGTAGAATT